GCCAATATTTTGTTGGTTTGATTTAATATTGGCTGCATCTTTATATAACAAGTATGGGGTTCCAGTTTCCATTTGGGCATCCAATATTTGAAACCAAAGTTCCCGAGAAGAAACGACCTTCTTTGCTCGCCCTTCAGTCTCATATTTTGTATATAACTCTACAAATTCCGCACCATATACGCTGTCAAGACCCGGGCATTCGCGAGGACAAAAAAGCGACCACTTTTGGTCCGTCTTAACACGTTCCATAAAAAGGTCACATATCCAGAGTGCATAAAATAGGTCACGTGCTTTCATTTCTTCATCTCCATGATTTTTCTTGAGTTCTAGAAAATCTTGAATATCGGGATGCCATGGTTCTAAATAAATAGCAAAAGACCCATTGCGTTTCCCGCCTTGATTAATAAATTTGGCGGTAGAATTGAAGACCTTTAACATAGGAACAATTCCATTTGTTTTTCCATTTGTTCCATTAATGTGAGACCCCGCTGCGCGAATGTTATTAATATGAAGACCAATCCCGCCCGAATATTTCGAAATAAGAGCACAACTCTTGAGAGTATTATATATTCCGTCCACACTGTCATCTTCCATTTGAATCAAATAACATGAACTGAGTTGAGATTTGGGAGAACATGCATTAAAAAGAGTGGGCGTCGCATGAGTAAAATATTTAAGTGACATGCGTTCATATGTGGACCTAACTAATTCCATATCATCCCCGTGAATACATAGTGCAACTCTTAGCCATAAATGTTGCGGTCGTTCAATAACTTCGCCATATATTTTGAATAAATAAGCACGTTCCAGCGTTTTAAATCCAAAATAATCAATTAAATAATCGCGTTCATCGACAATCATTGAATCTAACAACGTTTTATTTGCCATAACAATGTCCCAATATTTTTGCGAAATAATAGGTGAATGATTTCCTTTTACATCAATAAAATTGTATAATCGCTCCATAATATAAGAAAAAGAGGAATCCGTATTTTTATGATGATTGGAAACAACAATTCGGCCAGCCAGAGTATTATAATCGGGATGTAAAGAGGCATTGGATGCACATTGTTGGGCTGTTAGTTCGTCAATTTTAGTGGTTTGTATTTTGTCATATAATTGGTCTATTATTTTAATAACAAGTGCTGAATAATTTAGATTGATGTTTGCTTCTTTTCCTAATTTTTTGACACGTGTTAAAATCTTATCAAATAACATATCTTGCAATTCGCCATTTCGTTTAGTAACACGCATTTCAATTGACTCCATTTGGTATATTGATTGAATCCTTTGTTTTAAATCTTTATTTTCTAATTATAGTCTTTTCGAAAAAGTATTTCCACTATGATAAGCATGAATTAATTCTGTGTAAATGGTTGGTGGATTGCATATGTTTTCCATGCATTGTTTTTTCTTGTAAGTAAACAGTTTTGGCTTGCCCACATTTTTTGCAAAAACTCGTATTCTCCATAAGGTAATGTCAGATGTCGACCCCCAATCGTCTTTTAAACGACCCGATATTTTTCGAATGAGAAGAGCCGTTGGAGTTCCACATCTGGGTTTTACAAGCAATGATTGATATTGATATTGAAAGTAATTTTGCAATTCACTCTCTGCATAGGAAGATATTTGTTCTTGCATTTCAAAGTCATGTGTGGATAGCCCACTTTGTATAAAGGCAATAGTTAATTCATCCCCAATGCAAAAGTCACGTCCTAATTTAAAGGTTGCTTGAATTATTTCATTTGTTCTATGCGCCACATTGTATTGCCAAATGGTGGCGGCCGTTTTGTTAGTTTGATTGAATTGAGATAGTTCTTGTAAAATAGGCTTTAGCAAACGGACCTCTTCTGTTCCATAACTCAACAAATATACTTTAATTATATTCTGCAAGTCAGAAGATAATTTGTAATAAAGAGTGAATACGTCCATTATACAATATTGTTAATTTGTTAGTTATCCCCATTTTGTTAGTATACTTACGTTTCAATTTTAATACGTTTACTATATACAAATGGCATCTAGTGTTGGAAAATACACATATGGCACAAAACCCAAGGTTCATTTCGCAAACAATAAAGCAAAACTTACTATTGGTAGTTTTTGTTCAATTGCATCTAATTTAAATATATATTTAGGAGGAAATCATAGAACTGATTGGGTTACTACTTATCCGTTTGGCAATGTTCATGTAAGTAAATTCAATAATCTACTTGGGGTTGAACATCCGGCAACAACAAATGGAGATGTTATTATTGGAAATGATGTCTGGATTGCAGATAATGTAACTATTATGTCGGGAGTTACAATTGGAGATGGAAGTGTTATTGCAAATAATAGTCATGTTGTAAAAGATGTAGAACCGTATAGTTTAGTTGGAGGAAATCCCGCAAAATTTATAAAATATCGATTTACAAAAGACCAAATCGAAAAATTGTTGCAAATAAAATGGTGGAATTGGGATGATGCTAAAATTAATAAGTTTGTGCCATTATTATGCAATAATGATATTGATAAATTTATAAATTTGTGCGTTTAATATATAAAGACGAATTACATTTTATCTGTATAATGGAACAAGTTCAAACTAAATATATGTCATTGTGCAATACATATTCAGACATTCACGAACATTTACCTACTTTATATAAGTATGCAACTGAATGTGAAAGCATTTTAGAATTAGGTGTTAGAGGATGTGTTTCTAGTTGGGCATTTGCTTTTGGTTTATTGAGGAACGGCAAAAATGTAAAAAAGTTGATAATGAATGACATAACCAAATGTGATGTGAATGAGTTGTTAGTTAAAACATATAACTTAAATATTGATATTAAGTGTCAATGGATAAATGATTTACAGATGGAAATTAATGAAAATGTGGATTTAACCTTTATTGATACATGGCACGTGTATGCACAACTTAAAAGAGAATTAGACAAATTCAGTAAGGTTACAAATAAATACATTATTATGCATGATACGACAGTGGATGAAATACATGGAGAAACTATTCGTTGTGGTTGGAATGCTGAATTGCAATCCAAAGAATCTGGATTTCCAGTGGAAGAAATTAAATGCGGATTGTGGAAAGCGATTAAGGATTTTTTAGCAACAAATCCAAATTGGAAATTAAAGGAACGTTATGTCAATAATAATGGATTGACTGTATTAGAACGTATTTAATTCAATATATAATATTATATAGTTATACATATATAATATGGCAAAAACAAAAAATGTTCGAAGAATAAAGCGAAAGACTCGTAGTATCAGAGGAGGCATGTGGCCATTCTCAAATAATGAACTACAACAGCAACCGCAACAACCTCCATCACCCAATGTATTCAGCGACCCTCGACTTTCAACAGAGCCAAATCAAGATATGAATTATGAAGATGGGGGAATTATTCATGCCACAGAGGCAGTTGGAATAAATATTGCTCGAACAATTATTACAAATGTAGCTAATGTGTTTGGTTCAAAAGGAATAGATTTGTCAAGATACGATGTTTGTAGAACAGCGGTTCTAACAAAATTGTTAAACAATCTTCCAACTGGATGTAAAATATGCAATATTAAAATGGATATTGAAAACAGTGCTCAAAACACAAGTATACATGTTCATGCATATGGCACATTAATGAGACCTAAACGGTCGATGAGTCAAATGGCTCCTCGACCTTCTCCTATGGAAAGTTCGCCAGTCAGAGAAGTAGATAGTCCACCAGTACCAATGTCTCCTAATTTTCCACCACCAGCCCCCCTAAGGAATTCTAATTAATCCGGCATAATGAATAAAATTATTTAAATTATTTTGCCATTTTCATTCATAGTAAATAAACACATTCCCCCAGCAATATCTTCTTCTACTAACAAAGTCTTTTTGTTAGGAGCTCGATGTTCAAATCCTTCAATTCTTTCTTTTAATACAGTATCCCACAGATTCGCCAATTCAGCTACATTATCTGAAAACCATCGACGATTCCTTTCTACCAGCACACAACTCAACTTTTCTATTTTCCAGTAGTGATTGCATATCCATTCCCATTTTGAATATTCTGCTACAGTTCGAGATTCCCAGTTTTCTAATTCCAATAAATTTAGACCAATTGGCGAATGAATGTATTTCAAAGACCCATCTTCTTTTGTGAATTGAATAATGACTCCTTTATATTCTGACAGTTCATCTAACAAAAATGCTTCATGTGTATCGTATTCTTTAAATTGTGTCTCTAGAAAATCGCATTCATCTAAATCACATGTTTCCATTTGCAATTGCATTTGAATCCAGTATTCTTTTTTTGGAATGCCGTCAATTTCTCGATTGACAATATTCTTTATTTCCAACATACGGCCAAATCTGGGAGAAGACTGCAAAATATTGATACCATCTGGAGATGCCCCTAAAAAGGAATACGTCTCATGTTGAATGCATCCAAAATCGCCAACTTGTGTTTGGTACATGTGTTCATACAAAGCCACTGAGATAGGTTCGTATTTTTGTCCCCAATGCAGTGTGGTGGATGTATTGACTTGTTTTGCGGGACCACTTGCGTCGGGTATAACGTCTTCTTTGCATTTTTCATAAATAAGTTGATTTTTCATGGATTGAGATTCAAATGCTTTATACGCATTACTCGCCGTAATAAGGTTGCGACGAAAGGCATACCATTCGGGTGTTCGTTGAGCTGGTTGGGGTTTTGACTTGAGATAATCAATTTGAGTTTGAACTCGAACTATATCGACTATAGGATTCAATATAATAGAAGTTGGGTGGGAACGACGTGGACAAACTGTAGTAAAATATTGGTCTAATGCATATTCAATAATTTCTTCTAATTCACAGAATAAATGATTGTCAAAGGATGTTTCTAACAAATCTAACAAATCATCAAAAAGGGCTTCTTCAAAATCCGGTTCAGAATATTCGGTTGGATTTTCTGAAATGTATTCATCAATTAATTGCATGATAGATTCTAACAAATCCACTTCATCTTGTTCAAAATAATCTGGACACTCAATGGTATCGAGTATATCTGTTAGGGGTGGTAAGTCGCATAATAACATAAGAATATATATTGATATTATGTTAGTATGTTTATGTATTTATTTGATAGTTATAATTTTCTTGTAAATTCCAACTGATTGGCTACAAATTGCACAATATATTCATCCTCATTTCCCCAATTAGTATAATCGGTCCCCTCCACAGTGACAAATTTGGTGTCAATCAATTTATCATTCGCATTATATAAGGAGATTAATGGCCAGACCTTTTGTTGAATAATCAAAATCAATATATTTCGACATATACCTTAAAATGAGATATTTTTGTTTAACAAAATAATAACTTAAACCGATTTCACTGTTAACTAACAAATGAAAACAGTTCAAATTGATAGAAAATTATATAATGTTTTGCCGACCGAATTTCAACAAACTCCAAATATGTATTCAACCCTTGTCATATTAGACCGAGTTGGCGAATTTGACCGCATTGCTTCGCTCGTTTCAGAAATAGCCAAAACAATAAATTGCAAAAGTGCTGTTTTTGGAGCGCCCACACATGGTGGATACATTCCTTTAAATGCATCGATTGAAAACACCATTATAGTAGATTGTATGGTAGACCATCTGCAAAATATGATTGCCAATGGAGGTAACACTTTTACATATGTATCAAAGTTAGACATTATTAATGAACAATCTTATATTTTGTTAGTAGAGTCATATAATTCAAAATACGATTCCTTTATTCAAAAATGTAGCCCAATCATTATAACAAATCAAATATCTATTCAAGGATATAATAGTTATACTCTTTCAAATACAAATTGGGCTGTTCTAGTTCCATACCATTTATGCGATGCCTTTTGTGCCGGGTTTACCACGGCGGGAGGCATTTTGCACTATGACAATCTTATTAACTTGTGTGTGATGGTCAAAAATGGTGGTGATGAGTTTGTTAGTATGTTGGAATCGAATATTCCTTTTATTGATAGATGGACTATTTTGGATACAGGTAGCACAGATGATACCGTCGACAATGTGCG